AAAAGCCATCGCAGCGTATTCGTTGCTGGCTGGCGACCCGCGATTGGCTGGTGCGGAGCGCTAGCGCTGTTCTTCGCCTTTATCCTATCTCCCTGTATTGATTGGTATGCAAAATTTTCAGGTATGGATATTGTTCCACCTGCTATAGAAACTGGGCCCCTTCTAGCAATTGTCACTTCAATGTTGGGCGTATCGGGACTCCGCACTTTTGAAAAAGCGAAAGGTTTAACAAAATGAAAAAAAGAAAATTAAAAGATTTAAGTGGTGATGGTAAAATAACTCGTAAAGATGTTTTAATTGGCAGAGGAGTTATTAAGAAAAAAAATGGTGGCATAGCAAAAGGTTCGAGAGAAGGTTCTGTTATTAAAGCAAGTAAAGGAACTTATGTAACTAAAGATGGAAGAACTGTTAAAAAGGGACTTTATTACAACATGAACAAACGCAAAAAAGAGGGCACGAGTCGACCTGGAAAAGGCACCGTTTCCGCAAAAGCTTTAAAACAATCAGCTAAAACTGCTTTTAAACCTAAAAAGAAAACTTAATGCCCTTTCGTTCTAAAAAACAAAGAGCATATCTTTATGCAAATGAGCCTAAGATAGCAAAAAGTTGGGCAAAAAAACATGGAAATAAGATTGTAAAAAAATCTAATGGAGGCTATATAACCGTAAATCCAAGAGGTTTTGGTAGAATGTTACCAGATAAAAGGCCAACAACAAGAATATTTACATGACATACGACGAATTAGCTGGTTCCGTAAAATTATCCGAAGGCTTCAGAGATCACGTTTACATAGACACTGAAGGATTTCGCACAATAGGCTGGGGCCATAAAGTAGTACACGAAGATAAGTTTGAAGATGGTAAGACTTACACAAAAGAAGAACTACAAGAAGTATTTGATAAAGATTTAAATAATGCAATAGGTAAAGCTAGAACACTTATGGAAGAACATGGTGTAACTGATTTACCTACAACAGCGCAGCATACCATTACCGAAATGGTATTTCAGCTTGGCCCTACAGGCGTGTCCAAGTTCCGTATGATGTGGAAATGCCTGCAGGAAAGCAATTTTATTGGTGCGAGCTATGAGATGCTCGACTCGAAATGGAATAAACAAACTCCAAATCGTTGCAAAAAATTAGCTGACCAAATGAAATCATGCGCTTAGAAAATTTTTTTACCTATTACAAAAAAGAATTAATTGCTAGACAAGCAACCGTAGAACAAGCTATATTACAAGGCGTTCCAAATTGGGACGAATATAAGTATTTAACGGGAAAGTTACATGCTTTAAAACAAGAAGTACAGGAACTCACGGACCTGCTAAAAAAACAGGAGCTATCGGATGAATAAACCAGAAAGTAAACTTATTATGCCAAAACATATTTGGGATGGTAAAAAAAAAGAAACACAGAAAAAAGATATAGAAAAAGTACCTAAACCAACAGGATATCGTCTTGTTTTATTTCCTTTAAAATTAGAAGGTAAAACAGCAGGAGGTGTAATTCTTACAGATACCGCTATTGAACAAGCTTCAATTGCTACTAATATTTGTAAAGTTATTGCCGTAGGTCCTGATGCTTACATGGATAAAGATAAATTTCCTAATGGTGCATGGTGCAAGAAAGACGATTGGATTATCATTACAAAATATGCAGGAGCTAGACTTAGCATTGATGGTGGTGAACTTCGTATAATCAACGACGATGAAGTACTGGCAGTTGTCGAAGATCCTCGAGATATTTTGCCAGCTAACTTAATTTAACATGGAGGGCCCATGCCAACAATATTAAATACTAAAGAAGAGACTAATAAAACTATTCCAATAGATACATCTGGTGAATCAATGGATATAGAGATAGAAAATAAAAATGATGATTTAGAAGAAACAGTTGCAGAAGTTTCTACTAATGAAGAAACAGTTACAAGTGAAGAAGGGGAAGAATATTCACAATCAGTCAAAAAAAGAATTGATAAACTTACTTTTAAAATTAGAGAAGCAGAACGTCAAAAAGAAGAAGCCTTAGTGTATGCTAAATCTGTAAAAGAAGAAAGAGACACTCTTAAAGGCAAAATGACTAAAGTTGATGAAGGATATATTAATGAATATTCTGCTAGAGTTAAATCAGAACTTAATAAAGCGGAATCTGTACTTCAATCAGCAATAAATGCTGGAGATGTAAAAGCTCAAGTAGAAGCTCAAAAAGCAATCGCTAGATTAGCAATTGAAGAAGAAAGAGCTAATTCTTCTATAAAACAAAGAGAGCAAATAAAAGAAAATTTAAAAAATGATCCTACTCCTCCTACTTCTACTCCTCCTCCTCCTAAACAAGCTCAACCTGATCCAAAAGCAGAAGCTTGGGCAGAAAAAAATGAGTGGTTTGGTAAAGATGAAGCAATGACTTTTACGGCTTTATCTTTTCATAAAAAATTAATTTCTGAAGAAGGGTTTGACGGCAAGACAGATGAGTATTATAATGAGCTTGACAAACGAATAAAAAAAGAGTTTCCTCATAAATGCGAGGATAAGAACAAAGACAGCCGAAGAGTCCAAACGGTTGCCTCTGCTAATAGATCGACAAAAAATGGACGCAAAGTAGTGAGACTCACACCCTCCCAGATAGCAATAGCTAAAAGACTTGGTGTGCCACTTGAAGAGTACGCAAAACACGTGAAGGAGGCGTAATATGACTATAGATAGTAAACAAAAAACCTCACGCAAATTAGAAACCCGTGAACAAAAAACTCGTAAAAAAGGTTGGGTTCCGCCATCTAATTTAGATGCCCCTGAGCCACCAGAAGGTTTTCACCATCGGTGGGTAAGATTTGAGTATAGAGGTACACAAGATGATAAAAATGTAGTTTCTAGAATCAGATCGGGATATGAACCTGTGAAAGCAGATGAATATCCAGACAGGATAGATTTACCTCATTTAAGTGAGGGAAAATTTAAAGGCACTATTGCAGTAGGTGGATTAATGTTAATGAGATGTCCGATTGAAGTTAAAGAATCAAGAGATGAATATTTTGCTAATTTAACTAACGATCAACAAAAATCAGTTGACAACGACCTTATGAGGGAAGAGCACCCCTCCATGCCAATTTCACAAGATAGGCAATCTCGGGTAGAATTTGGTGGAAACAAAAAATCTTAATGGTTAAGATCTATGTTACACCAACATTGTCTAAAGGAGACAAATTATGGCTAATATAGATGCAGCTTTTGGTCTTCGTCCTTACGAAAGATCAGGCTCAAATTATAATAACCAAGGCGTTAATGCGTATCCTATTAATTTTGAAGGCTCAAGTAGTGGAACAACAAGTTTGATTTGGACTGGAACCCCAGTCATCCCTCTAGCTAGCGGATTAATAGATGTACCTGGCGCTGCGGCAGGCGGTACTGTACCTTTGTTAGGTGTTTTTATGGGTTGTAAATACATTGCAACTGATGGAACTCCAACATGGGCACCATACTGGCCTGGATATGCGGCAATCAAGCCGTCAACAGAAGCTATAGCTTATGTAGCAGATAACCCTCACGCATTATTCGTTATTAATTGTAACGGAGCAATGCCTGATTCAAATCTGTTTATTAATGCTAACTTCGCAACAGCAATTACTGGAACTAATACTTCTGGTTACTCTTTAGGAGAACTAGATGTAGCAACAGTTAATACTACTGCTTCATTAAATATGAAAGTTGTAGGATTTGATGACGAAGCTTCAGTAGCAGAAGGCGCGGTTGATAAAACTGCAGCAGGCCGATTAGCGGTCGTAAAACTTAACGTTCATTTTATGGACTCAACATCAGGAATATAGGAGATAGGATATGGCTATTAATAGAGCACAGCTTGCCAAAGAACTAGAACCTGGTTTGAACGCCCTGTTCGGTTTGGAATACGCACGCTACGAAAACGAAGCTGCTCAAATTTTTGAGCAAGAAACAAGTGATAGAGCTTTTGAAGAAGAAGTTATGTTAGTTGGATTCGGACAAGCAAATGTAAAAGCAGAAGGATCAGCAGTTGGTTTTGATACCGCTTCTGAATCTTTTACTGCTAGATACACTCATGATACAATCGCTTTAGCGTTTGCATTAACTGAGGAAGCTGTCGAAGATAACTTGTATGATACTTTATCTGCTCGTTACACTAAAGCCCTAGCAAGATCTATGGCTTACACGAAACAAGTAAGAGGCGCTAACGTATTAAATAATGCGTTTTCAGTCACTGGTGGAGACGGAGTTACTTTAGCTAGCACCGCTCACCCAACAGCACTTGGTGGTACCTTCTCAAACAGAAGTGCTACTGATGCTGACCTTACTGATGTTTCATTAGAACAAGCGATGATTGACATTGCTGGTTTTATCGACGAAAGAGGGTTAAAAATTGCAATGAAAGGACAGAAATTAATTATTCCTGTTAACATTCAATTTGTAGCTGATAGGATCTTAGAATCCACACTCAGAGTTGGTACTGCTGACAATGACATTAACGCTCTGAAAAATATGGGAATGCTACCAGGTGGTTACACAGTTAACCATTATCTAACGGATACGGATGCATATTTCATTAAAACAGATTGTCCTAATGGATTTAAACACTTCACAAGAGCTGCCCTTGCTACTGGCATGGAAGGCGATTTTGATACAGGAAACATGAGATACAAAGCAAGAGAGAGATACAGCTTTGGTTACTCAGATCCTAGAGCTGTTTACGCGTCACAAGGTTCGTAAAAAATACTGGATCCTCCCAGATCAAAGAAGGCGCTTGTAAGAGCGCCTTTTTTGTTTTAAAATACAAATTACTCAAGACTTAACAGACAACTAAAAGGAGGTTGACATGGGTACAACTACATTTTCTGGTCCTATAAAGGCTGGAACAATTAAAGAAACTACAGGTACTACGGTTGGTACTGATATGAAAAATACTGGTCAGGTTGTAATGGCACAAACACATGCTATTGATTTATCTGGCGGTGCACTTGCGGCAGTCGCATCTAATGTAATAATACCAGCAAATTCACAAATTATTGATTGTGTTTTTGACATTATTACAGCAGCAAACACTACTACTAACATTAGTGTTGGTTTTGTTGGTGGCTCAGCTACTGCACTTGTAAATGCTTATACGATTGGAACAACTGCGGGCAGACAATATCCAACAACAAAAGCAGGTGGAGCACTTGCTTGGGAAGACATTGGAACTTCGGATCAAAGACTTAACTTTACTAACTCGGCAGGAACAAATGCTGGTGAATGTAGAGTTACTATTCTATATCAACAAAATATTAACTTAAGTTAGAGGTTAGCATGGGTATGATATACACAACTGAAGGAGTATCTACTTCAACTATTACTGCTACAGGTGATGTTACATCAGTTCCAGCTAGGGTATTATCTATGTATATTATAGGTGAAGCTACTGCAGGGTCTGTTGTTTTAAAAGACTCAAGTGGCGGCGCAACTTTAGCAACCATTAATACACCAGCAGGAGCAACACTGACTCAAAATATAGATTTTGGTTCTGAGGGTTTAAACTTTAAAGTAAAACCAAACGCTACACTGACGAATATTGCATCTGTATTTTTTGTAATAGGCTAGTATGGCTGACAACCAACCAAAGAAAAATAAAAAAAACTTCCGCCCCACTAAATCTGGGGCGGGAATGACTAAAGCTGGGGTCAAAAAATATAGAGCGATGAACCCTGGTTCTAAATTAAAAACTGCTGTAACAGGCAAAGTTAAAAAAGGATCTAAATCTGCAAAAAGAAGAAAATCATATTGTGCAAGAAGTGCAGGACAAATGAAAAAATTTCCTGGAGCAGCAAAGAATCCTAACTCAAGATTACGACAAGCAAGGAAACGTTGGAAATGTTAAAACCAATAACAATAGGTGTAATTATAGCAACCATACTAATATTCTTTTTAAATAGTATGATGAACTCAGCACTTGCTGCAGATACGAACACGGTCAGTTCTACGGTAGTGACGGATAAATCGGTACCTACTGCAAATGCTCCAAGTGTTGTTGTAAACAATTCTGATATTTGTAAGGTAGCAACGTCAGGAGCAATTCAAACTAATATACTTGGTTTAGCTACGGGCATAGTAGTAGACGATGAGCTGTGTCAGCTTTTGAAGCTTTCCCGCCAGTTGTATGCTAGTGGCCTTAAAGTTGCCTCAATTTCATTATTAGCGACAGACCCACGCGTTTTTGACAGTTTAGTAATGGCAGGCACTCCGCCTCCATATATGGGTGCTATTGGAAGTGAAGCTTTAGAGAAATGGAAATCAAATCCAAATATGATACCAGAAGGCAGTGTAGTGTTTAATGATGAAGATGTTTTAAAAATTAATGTAAATGAGGATGTAAGTGATGGCGAATTCCAAAAGTTTTTATTTTACGCTATGGCTCTGTATATCGGTTTCCCTATCCTTTTCTAGTAAAGCTGTAGATTGTTCAACAGATACAGTTGGACTATGTACTCCTACTATTGAAGAAATAATAGATGAAGTAGTTACAGAAACAATAGAATATGAAGCAGATGGGTATACTGTAACAACCACAACTGATACGACAACAACCACAACAACTGTAACCAATGAAGATTCAGGTGATTTATTGGATGGTGATAATGGCTATGTTAGTTCTACAAAAGAAGGCGATATGGATTTTGATTTTGGAGGCCAAGGGCCTGCAAACATGCCATCAGGTAGTGGATGTTATGGTCTAGGAACAGATAAGTGTGCACAAATTACAGGATCGGGAAATAGTACAAGTACAATGGGCGTGGAGGGAATGGGAACCACGTTTGTCAACACAGTTGATATATCTTCACTTGATATAGAAAATGGAGGAAGAACTAATTACACAATTAAAGTAGATAAACAAGATGCACAAGACCGTATCTATATGCACATTACAGGTAAAAACGGAAACACAAATGTATTTAGTGGTACAGACATATTGTCAGAATCAGGTGTAGCTAGTGGCTATCAAGAATATGAAAATGGGTTTGATTTTGCAGGCACTATAACATCTTTAACAATAGAAATTGGAGGTAGAGATATAAATCTTGCTATAGGACCCTTGTTCGATGACGTCACAATTAATGTGCTCTATAACACTATCAATACGATAGTACAAAATTCAATAACAAGTGTAGAAATGTGGGTTGCTTACGGAGGTAGTACAGAAACAGAAATTATAGACATTGTAGATAATATTATTGATCATAATGATTTTGTTGAACAACCAGGTGGAGAGATAGAAATAGAGCCTATACAAGAACCAGACGATCAAGTTTCCTATGAAATGGTAGAAATTGAAATGGAGATGGAAATGCCTGTTATGGAAATAGAAATACCAGAAATGGAAATAGAAATGCCTGAAATAGAAATGGCAAGTGTAGAAACAGAAATTGAAATGGAGATGGAGATGGAGATAGAAATGCCAGAACCAGAGGTAGTGAAACCAGAAGTAGAAACGCAACCTGAACCAGAAGTAAATGAACCAGAACCTGAACCAGAACCAGAAGTTTCTGAACCAGAACAAGAGGAGGTACAAGATGAACCTACTAAAGAAGATACTAAAGAGCCTGAAGCTGATGCGGAAGAAGAGCCTGGGCCGCAAGAGAGCGTATCAAAGGCTAAAGAAAATGAAGATAGCGAAGAAGATATGGAAGAACCAAAGGATAAGGATCAAGACGAGGTAAAAAAAGAAGAAGCTAAAAAAGAAGTTGCTGCTAAAAAAATATTAAAGAAGATGGGTGATAAGGGTAGATATGACTCAGCAAATCAGTTAAAAACATTAATTGTAATGCAAGTGTTAGGAAACTCTAAATCTTTTTTTGATAGTCAACAAAGCCTTAACGACATAGAAGGATTTTTTACAGATAACGTAATACCTGATGCTGAGTTAACAACTAATAATATTGCTCAATATTTTTTGTTTGCAGGAAGTGATGGATTAATGGATGAGATGATAATGCAACAATGGCAACAAATTTCGGAATAGCTATGGCAGAGATGGAATTTGCGGGTTTAAAATTCAAGGGCGGAAAAATATTCGTGGTCCTTACAGCGCTTGGTACTTTACTTGGCGGTGCGTGGGGCGTGTTTGAATTTTACAAAGACTATCTTAATATGAAAGATTCTATTTCC